CCGTTTACAGACCCTTCTGGATCTGTGTTACGGAACAGTGGCAGGTCGTCAAACTGTTTCATTGTTTCTCCTTGTCCTTGGCGACACCGTCACCGTAAACAAATGTAAACACATTGTCAAGCATTGTTGAAGGCGAGGGTAGGAGCGGGGAGAAACCAACACTCCTACCCTCTAGCTGTAGCCGTGTCCAAGCGGTCTAACAGCGTTCTATTTACGTGGCAGGGACTTCCACAAAGCACGGTACGCCTTACGCGACATAGAACCGTATTTAGGTTCTAACTCGACATGTAGCCAATGACCGCCGGCACCGAGTTCGCCGTTGTTGAAACCTTGCCATTGGCTGCGGTCACATCGCCAAGCGCGTGGCGGGTTAGCCATGTAGTCGTGTACAGCTGCAATACCAAGCACTAGTGCCACATCGGGTTGTGTGAGCCATCTGCAAGCTTGTAGGGCTTTCTGACGGCCTTTGGCGTTGGCTGAGTAGCCAAGGTCGCAGGCGTTGCCTGTGGCGTGTATGGACAGCACTGGTTTGCCGTTCATCATGCGCACGACGAGTGTGCCTAGGTTGCGGAACCGCCAGCGTCGACGGCACAAAAAAGAGAATTCTTCTAGCCCTGGCTGTTTACGTGTTGCGGGCTTGTAGGTGCCTGGCTTGTAGGGATAAGGGCGGTTCATTCTTTAGGCCCGATGATTGGTTCGGCTGGTTTGCCTGATCTGGCGGCGATGCCGTTGCCGACTGCGTAGCCAAGGATGGTGCCGATCATGCCTGTGCCGGTTGCGTTGTCGATGGCGTCAAGGGCTAGTAAGACGGTTAGGCAGACTAGGCCGACTAGGGCGATGAACGCTTTAGGTGGGTTAGTCAGCGTCATGACTAGTTCCTGTACCCGTAAACGCGGATTGTCCCGCCTGTAAACGTTCCTGACGTTGCTAGCACTTTAAAACCGTCATATGCGGTGTTAACGCGATGAATGCCGCTATATGTGCCAGCCAAAATTTGACGAATAAACGGGCCACCAATTGCTGTTGGTACGGCAAGATTTGGGCTTAACACGTTTAACGACAAAATAATGCGACCGTCTGAGCCTCCGGCATAAGTGAACTGTGAAGCGTTGTTGTCTGTTTGATGCGTCAAGGTTGAGCCAAATACTGCATAAATGGCTGTGCCGTAGTAGCCAGTTGTTGACGCAGTTGATCCAGAAAGCATTTGCAATTTGATGTTGTCGTCTGCTGTGCTTGTCGTGCCGCCACTTACGGTCACGTAATAGTTGTCGTAGTCGCTGCTAAAGCAAGAAGTTACGTCTACTGATGAAACGGTAGTCCCGATGACCTGTGTTTTTACTAGCCACAGACCAACCGCGTCCATATGCGCCGCAGTCAAAACTTCTCCAACACTAAAATCTGGGGGCGTAGCCATAAATTACCAACCTAATCTGTTTTCATCTAATTTGCCGAAGACCGGGTCATCAAGAATAAGAAATTGCGCTGACTGTGACGGCATGACATACAAAGTAGCGCTATAACGTCCAGGTGTAAACGACACCGAAAAACCAGTAATAAACGCTTCATAAGTGACAGTGCGAAACGTCAGCTCGATACGTGCAGGGTATGACGGGTTAATAGGCCCTAGCACAAAAGACGGGTCTTGACCGTTAAAAAGATACGACAATGTAAACGGCTGGGGCTCGTCGGATCCGAACACCGCTTTGACGTATTCAGCGAGGCTTTGCGCGTCAGCTGCAGTCTGGGAATAGGCGTCAAGATTGAATGACAGGTTGCCTGTTCCCGACTCGTATTGGGAGCCGCCACGGACAGACACGACGACTTTGTTTGCGAAGGTGTCGGCTAAGCCTGAGAAGTCGAGTGTTTGATAGGTGAGGTCGCCGGTGCCGTCGTCTGCGAATAGGTAGGTTTGTGCGCTGTTGACCCATCCGTTACGGCTGTAAAAGCGTAGTGCGTCGCCTTCTGCTACTAGCCAAGCCCATTCTGTGTTGGCGTAGGTTTGCACCAGATCGAGTGCGTTGGCATTGGTGTGAGTGGCTGCACCGACGGTTGTGGTTGTCGACCCGAATTGCCCGAAAGTGATGCCGACAGCGTCGCATACGTCTTCTATGGCTTCGGCGGTGGTTAAGCCGGCGGTAATGGTGACGTCAACGGTGGCGCGTCCTAAATAAGCAAATGCGTCTTCACAGGTCATTGTCCAGGTGTCTTGGTTTGTCACTTGGCCGTATTGAATTGACAGGTTGGCTAAACGGTAGACAAGGTTAAAGCTTTGCGATGGTACGCCGCCGTCGTCTGACGCAAAACCAATAGTGATTGCGTCGCCAACTTTCATCACTGGCAGGGAGTCTGGGTCACGGCCTTGAATGGTGACTGTGGCTGACCGGTAATTATCGGAGAAGTTAGGGCGTCCGTATTGGATGGTCATTGACTGGACACCTGTTAACGCCACAGCTGGTGAGCCGTGCTCAACGGTTAACGTAATGCCAGTGTCGAAAGCCATTAGTATGCGACGCCTACTGGGAGCGGGCCGTTTTGACGGTAGTAGCGTCGAATGGCGTCTACGACTGCGTTGGGGTCACCGCCGTTTACATGAATGTTTACATTGGTGTCACCGCCGCCCATCATGTTGCCAAGTTTGCTCAGTGGGATGACAGCTTCTGACTCGCCGCCTTCGCCAATCATGGCAAGGGTTGGTGCGGTCACAATGCCGCCACTGGCTAGCGCTGTGATGCGTGACGCTGATAAGCCCTCAGTCATGTCTTTGTCGCCTAAACGGCCGATAGTGATTGAGCCGAGGGTGGGGATGTCTTTGCCTGGCTTAACGAGGTTGATGCCTTTGATGACGGTGTTGATTACTTTGATCCAGGCGTTGACCATGAACTCGAAGTATGACGCAATGCCGTTTACAACGCTGCGGACAACGTTGCGGAATGTTTCAAATTTGTTGTAGGCCGCCACAATGCCAACGACGAGTACTGCGATGCCAGCTGCAATGGCTGAGAACGGGTTGATTGCCATGGCGGCGTTTACGAGCAAAATAGAAGCTGCGATTGCGCCAATGGCTAATGCAATCATTTTGAACGTTTGTGGGTTTTTAGCGGCCCAGTCAGCGAACTTTTGTAGATACGGTAACGCGGCCTGCACGACAGGAATGAGAGCTGCACCGATTGACTCTTTGGTTTCGTCCATTGACACTTTTAAGCGGTTAAATTGACCGGCTGTGGTGTTGGCTGCTTCGGTGGCGGCACCGCCTGTGGTTTTAGCCAGTTTCGCCATGACTTCTTCAAACGACGCGCCGTCTTTGATTAGTTCACGGTATTCAGGTGCTAGGCGCTGAAGTGCGGTCATGTTCCCGCCGTACGCCTTTTCTAACGCCCCTACAACGGCTTCTAAAGGCTTTCCAGTGGCGGCGCTGATGTCCATAGCCTGCGCTGCTAATTTCTGCGCTCCTGTAACCGACCCTGTTGCCTTGGCTAGACGACCGAGCGCTGGACGTAGTTGATCGTCGGTAACACCAAGTAGTCGACCTTGCTCAGAGATCCAGTCCTCATTGGCTGCAATCTGGGCTTCAGTTGCCTTAGTGGTTTTACGCAAGTTGTTTGCTAGTAGGTCTTGGGCTGCGGCGTCTTCGATAGCGCCTTTAGTGGCGTCAAATAGTGCAGCGCCGACACCGGCTAAGGCGGCAGCTGCAGGTACAGCCGCTTTCTTAATAGCGAACTGGGCTTTAGCGCCAGCGCCTTCAAGTTGTGCAAACTCTTGGCGGGCTTTTTTTAAAGCGTTACCGCCTTGCCATTCGGCAATAATGGGAATACTGATAGCCATCAGCGGAGCTCCTTGTTTACACGATCAACAATTGCTAACACGGCTTTTTCCATCTCGCCTGTGACCTCATGTGACCGTTTAAAAAGTGAAGGCCCAAGAATTCGAGTGTGGTTAGGTTTCAACGGCCCTAACGCATCACCAAGAGTGTTTACATTGGCGCGTCCAGCAGACTCAAAAATTGCTGTGCCGGCGTCACGTTGCTCTAACAGGATGACACTGGTTTTGCGGCGGTCACCTTCTACCTTGACCTTTAAACCGCGTACGGCTTTGCGTGGATCATACGGGAATAGTTTGCGGCCTTTTGACTGCCAGTTACGAGCCATGCCCGATAGGGGCACACCGAGCTGCACGTAGCGTTGCTGTGCTTCCTCGATAGCGGGCTGGGCTATGCGGGTGGCGTCAGCAGTGAATTGTTTACGCAGACCGGGCTCAATTTTGTTGAGGGCGCGCACAGCTTCTTTAGCACCAAGTATTTCGGTTCTAACGCTTGCGGGCACGGTTTGCTTCTTTCGCTTGGTCTTTTAACACGTCAATAACTGTTGCCAGGTCTTGACTATCAAATGGTATGTCATGAGGCCAGTACCCGGTGACCACTAGCACTTCTGCTAGTTGCCTGGAGTAGCTGCCTCGACGGAAGGGTTTGCGGGTTCCTCGTTAACAATGTCAATGTTGTCAAGTTTTTTCAGGTAGTCGTCAAACGATAACGGCACTGGAATTGACGACTGTTTACATGACTCGTAAGCGAGGAAAGCCAGGTGCTCAAGGGCGATACCTTGTGCTAGATCTGAGGCTTTTATTTTGAACTTGCGTTCCATCGCAACCACCGTAAACAGGTTCGTGGTTACCTCGTATTCTTGGCCATCGTTTTGTTGGACGTGCATTGTTATTTTCATAGTTTCTCCCTATGCGTTGGTGTTGGTTGTTTACGCGATGTCGCGAGCCCAGGTGCCTCCCACCCAGGTCAAGTCCACGGTAGCCAATTCGCCCACAGTAGAATTGATGACAGGAGCGCTAGAAAGCATCGCCCCCTGAATCGTATATTCTGGATTGCTAGCAGACTCTGTGGTTCCCGATGGGCTGATAACCAAATCAGTTGACCCTTGACCGACAGCAGCTGCAAGCATTGCTTCAACTTCGCCTGTGCCGTAGCTCAGGAACAAAGTCATGGTCACTTCGACTGATTGAAGGCCGCCAACAAACTTGTGGCCAGTGTCGCCGAAAGCGGTTGACTCAAGTTCGTCGTTGCCGATGGTCAATGTTAACGAGGTGCACTGATCTGACACGTCGTAGGTGGTTGCACCTTGGGTGATGTTTACGGTTGCGTTTCCGAGGAAAGTTGTTGTTGCCATGATGGCTCCTTTAGTTGCGTTTCACGGCCACACGAACTGTGAGGTCGTAGGTTGGAAGGTCTTGCCCACCGACCGACACCGAACCCGGTGACAAATCAGTAACGGCAATCGCCGAGTTCATTATTTGATCAGCGATGGTCATGAGATAGTCGCCAGCGTCTTGGTTACCTGGGGGAGGAGCCAAAACGCGGCAACGCAGGGTGATGTCACCCACGTTGTATGTAAACGCCGACACGGTCGGCAACTCGATAAACACAGACAACGGTCGAGCGTTACGAGGGTCAGTCACAGGCTTCAAGCCGAGCCCAGTCAACGCTGTTTTAACTGCGTTAACAGCCTCCACGAGGATGCCAGACGCGGCCACTACGCAACCTGAGCCCTGCCACAGCCGAGCAGCTGCATAATACGCCCAAGTGTTGACGGCACAGGAAAAGTACCCATAGCGTCAAACGACGCAAACGAGTCAACAGATCCACGCTCACGATAAAGCGTGGCGGCATACATAACGGTGCCAAGTTTGACGTCGTCGCTCGGCACTGTGCTCATTGAGTCTGTGT